ATCTTCTTCATTTCCACATATTGTTGGATTATCATCTATATACATTTCATTTCTTATATATTCATTTGCTTTTCTTAATTGTTCTTCTATTTTCTTATTCTTTTCTTTTTCTTTATTTAATTCTTTTCTTAATCTTTCAATTTCTTCTATTAGTTCTTGTCTTGTTGCTTGTCTTGTACTTTCTATAATCATATCTATTTATCTCCTTCTAACCTAAAGTTATAAAAATTCTATATTCATCATTTATTGATGTACTTAAACATTTTCCATCTGCTAATGCTTTTAAATCATCTCTTGTTAATTCAAGTTCTCCTCCACCATAAAGCCAACCTTCTTTATCTTTTGCTTCTTCTGTATTATCTATATAATTTTCTATTTTCATTATTTATCATCTCCTTCTTGTAATAGTTCTTCCCAACCTTCTTTTTTGCCTAAATAATAACTATATGCTGATGTATTTATATTTTGTATTTCAGGCTGTTTTAATTTATCTTCATATTCTTCTATCTTTTCTCTTACTTTTGATTTTTCAATATAATTACTCATAACATATTTTTTAAATCTATGCTGTTGTAATAGTTTTAATTGTATTCTTTGATTTGAATTTCTTTTATTTATGTTTTCTATATGTTCTTTTTGTTTTTTGTTCTTTTCTTCTAAATCTTTATATCCTTTTATTAGATTTTCTATTGCTTGCACCTGCTTCCAATTGATTTCGCATTGCTCACAAGTAGCAAACTTACATTCTTTACATTTTCCTACTATATTGTCTAATACTCTCAAATCTTCTTTCATATTTACACCTACCTTTTAAAACAAGTTCCATTATATTCATCTAAATCTGCATATAGTTTTATTGTGTTTATCTGTTGTTGTATATTGCATAATATTCTATATACAACTTCATCATCTAAACCACTTATACTATCTATCTGTTTTTTTAAGTCATTACATTTTTTACTACATCTACTCATATTTACACCTCATACTTTATACTTTCTATCTGCTCTTTTGTTATGACTGATTTAATATTTTCTGCTTCACAATACACATTACTCATATCTCCTTGCCAATTCACTTCTGTTCCTTCAAGTAATAGTCTTTTCTTTTTAGTAAAGGGGTCTATAAATACTTGTAGTACTTGTCTATTATTTACAAAATCTCCCTTTTTAATTAAGTCAATAATATTTTCACTATGCTTTGCAATTAAATCGCCATAAATTGAATATGAAGGAAAACACATAGGCATTGTATATTCAAAATCTATTTCGTAATATGGTATCTTTTTAAATCCTTTATCTTTTTCCATACATTTTACAATTTTGCCAATATGTCCATCTTTTGTCCTTATGTACTCTCCATCTTTTATTGTTAGCATTATTAGTCCTCCAAATTATCGTAATAACTTTTCTTTTTATAATATTGACTATTTTCTATTGTTGTATCAACATTATTGATTAAATCATCATTTAAGTCAATTAAATTGCTAATTTCTTCTTTTCTAATGTCTGATAAATCAACTTTTGGTGTATAATTTAATATTTTTTCACCTTTAGCTAAAAGATTATCTATTCTTCTTGTATAAGCGTGATATACATACCCACTTACTTGTTTTGGTTTTAAAATATAATAACCTATACCATTAACACCTTTTAATACATAACCTTTTTCAATTAAAAAATTCTTAATTCTACACATTTTTTCTTTAAATTTATTATATTCTTTATCTAATTCAATGTTAAACCCTAATATTTTTGCTAGTTCCTCATTTCCAATTACAGCACCATAACCTTGTTCCATAATATATTCTATACATTCATTAATTTTATCTCTATATTTAGTATCTCTTTCTCCCTCATAAATTCTTTCTATTTTCATTTTTACCATTTCCTTTCTTATTTTTTCTTAAAATTTGTTAATCCTATTGGAATTTCTCCGAGCCTCGTATATATTCCAATACAATTTTGTTATTCTTGTTCTAATAGTCTTACTATTAATTCCATTTCTTCTACTTATTTCTTTAGTTGGTAAGATTTCTCCATAATAATCATATTTTGGTCTATATCTATTATCTAAATCATAGGTAATTTCTTGTCTTTTACCCCTACTAATAACATATAAGTTTTTCAAACTACAATTATTTTTATCATTATCTTTATACATAATAATATCGTTTTTACCTAATTTAAGCCCTAAAAATGTTTCTAAAACAAGTCTTGATACCATTCTATAATAATGTTTATCATTTTTATTTAAAGTAACCTCTAATAATTTATTATTTTTCTTAATTTTAGGCTTTAAAATTTGCTCTTTACCTGTATTATTGTAATTTAAAGACTTTATATTACCTAAAGTAGATACTTGATATTTGTTTTCAAAACCTTTTATATCTTTCCAAATCTCCATTCATTACTCCTTATATATAAAATTTACTTAAATCTTTATACTCCCTTTGATTATAATTTTGATATTTTTTTATTTCTTTTTTTGTTTCTGTTTGGTATTTATTCCAAGTAAGTAACTTTTGTTTCCAATTTTTAACTTTATTTCCTTTTGCATCTATCCAATTACCTTCTGTAAAATAATCATAAAATTGTTTTCCATCTACTTTCAGTTGTTTTTCTTTTATATATTGTTCTATTTCTTGTAAAGTTGGCTCATTTTTTTTCTTTGACTTTTCTTTATTATCTATATCTAACTCTATCTCTATATCTTTTTCTATCTCTATCTCTGTGTTACAATTTGTTACATTAGTGTTACATTGTAACATTTTTATCTCATTTTGTTTTTGTTTTTCTCTAAATTTTCTTACTCTTTCAGCACTTGCACCTTCTTTTCCAATTAATTCTTGCATAGCTATCATATAAAAACTTCCATCATCTAATATTTCTATTGCTCCTACTTGTTGTAATGCTTTTATTAATAATGTTACTATGTTTATATCTTCATCTAATATCATTGATAATTCTTCAATATTACTTGGTAATATACTATCATATTTTATAAATCCTTCTGTTTTTAGACTTTTTAATTGCATTTTTAAATATGCTATTACTAATTTATCTCCATCAGGTAATTTTCTTAAATATTTTATTTGTTTTTCTTCAAAAAAATCTTCTTTTAATTTTAACCAATAATATTTTTTATTATCCATTTTTGCCTCCTATATAAACAAATAAGGAACTTCATACAAGTTGAAAAATGAAGTCCCTTTTGTATATAAAAACCCTAGTAAACTAAAGTTTTAATACCTATTTAATTCACTCAACTTGTCTTTTGTATTGTTATTATATATCAAACAATTTTATTTGTAAATACTTTTTTATAAAATATTAAAAATATTTTCTATTTCAAATTCACTATTTATTGCTTTAGCGAATGCATAAGCCATAAGTTTTGATATATTAGTATGTTTTTTATTCTTAATCTGTGATACATAACCCTCTGTAACACCTATTCTATTAGCTATTTTTCTATTTGTTATTTTATATTTCTTAAGATAATTTATTACATCATCTTTTAGTATATATTGTCTTTCCATTAGTTTCCCCTTTCTTAAAATGGTAAATCACTATCTTCCATTTCTTGTTCTTTTACTTCATTTGCTTTTAATATTTGATAATCTGGTTGTGCTTCTTTATTCTTATAATTATTTTTAAATATTACTATATTTATTTTTTCTCCATTATCTAATTTTATATTTCCTTTAAAAAATTCTCCATTTGTTCCCTCTTTAATCCATAATGCTCCTATATTATTATTCATCTGTAATTCCTCCTTTATTCATCTATTCCTTCTACTTTTATAGTTATAAATTTAATTATATCTTCAATTATTCTATAATTTCTTTCTAATTCTACTACTAAGCCAACTCCACCTTCAAAATAAAATATTATATATTGTCCTTCTTTATTTCCTCGTACTTCATAAGCTAATTTTTTTGTACCTAATTCATCTATTTTCTCCATATTACCATTACTATTTACTATTTCTTCTACCTTTTTTATTATTTCCTTTGTATCTACCTCTGGTTTTACTATTATTACACTTTCATATTTATTCATTTTATTTTTCCTCCTTAAAATATATATTCTCTAAATAATTTTTTATTTTTAATAAACAACTATAATATTCATCTGCCTTTTTTGTGTTTAAACTTTCATATAAACAATCTGTAATCAAATTAAAATCATTTATAAATAATTCAAAAGTATCTAAATTTTCTTCTAATATTTTATTATCTTTTTCGGATTTTATTGACAATAATAATTTATATCCTTCTTCTTCATTCATTTATTTATCATCTCCTTTAATTTTGATTGCCAATAATGTTTATTACTATGTACTTCTTTATGATGTTTTGTACATAACATAATACAATTTGTTGGCTCATTTACTAAATCTTTTCTTTCACTTCTATATATTATATGGTGTAGCTGTATATTTGTATTTCCACATAATCTGCATCTACCTTTATCTCTTTTATAAACTTGTTCATAAATTTCTTTTTTTACAAATATTCTTTTTTTACTTACTTTTTTTATACCTTTATTTCGCATCAAAATAAAATCTGAGCAATTTTTACATTCTTCTAATGATTTTATATGTTTTTTATATTTTTTACATTTTAAATCTCCATTTAATGCTTTTGATAATTCTTTGCAATACATTCCCTTTACTCCTTTTAATTAATCTATCTTTATATTGTCTCCAATTTAATCCTGTTATATAATGTAAAGACTGTACTGTTAATAAATTATAAGCATAAGCATATTTGTGATATTCTTTAATTGTTAATCTACTAAACTTTGTTATTCCTTTTTCTTTAATATATTTAATTAAGAATTTTTCTGTTTTTTCATAATTACTTCTCATAATTACCTCCTAACCTAAAATAATTGTATCTTCTAAACTTGCTATATCTTTATTTATTAAATCTTCTTCTTTTGTAAATTCAAAAATTAAATCTTTTGCATCTGTAAAAGCATACCATAAATAATGATATCCATTTCCCTCATCATCATCACTTAACATTATTACTTTATCTCCATTGCCTTTTATTATTTGAGTATCTATATATTTTTTTAATTCCTTTATTGTTATTGGTTTACTCATATCATTTTACCTCCTATGTTATTTCTAACCCTTTTAACATTCTTTCATCTTCCTTTGCTAATCTGTACCAACTTCTACAAGTAATATGCATTTCTTGTAATTGTCTATATTTTTGATATGCCCAATTACTAAAATCAGTTTTATTTATATCTCCATCTATTGCTATTTTACTTGCATTACTTTGTATTTCACTCCATCTTGTTGCTAATAACCAACTATTTATGCTTAATTCATATAATGTAACTGCATCTGTATTATCTACTTGTTGAAATTGTTTACTAATTTCTCTAAACTGGTTGAAATCTTCTTGTACTATTTTTTCAAATTGACTTTTTATTTCTTTCATATTTTACCTCTCTCTAAATTGATATGTTTGGCATTTCCTACAATCTTTATTATCTACCATTTTATTTTTATTATAACAACAAAAATAATAAGATTGATTATTTGCTGCTAATTGACTATCTTGACTATTCTTGCATATTTCTTTATTCATAATTTATTCCTCCTTACCAACTTGAACAATATTCTAAATATGAATATATGCCGTTCGAGTTTAACTCTTTTTGTTCTTTTATAACTTGTTCTAATACTTCTATTGTATAATTTATATCTTTCATATAATATTCATCATATTCTGTACTTCCAAAGAAAAATCCACTGCCCGTAGGTAATAATTGTTCACATATTTCTGGGTTTTCTATAAATTTACCACCTATATAAATATCTTCCCATTTATCATTTTCAAATTGTTGTCCATTCTTTATAAGACCATCTTTTAATATTACTTTTTCTTTTATTTTCTTGCATATCTTTAATAATTCTTCTAAATCAGATATTTCAACACCATAACATCCACAATCATCATTTCCATCTTGCACATGATTTACAAACCATCTATGTATCGCATTTGCTTTTCTCCAATATCCTACATCTTCTACTATATATTTTATTTTCTTTATATCTAATGGTATTTCTTTTCCATCTTTTTTTATTTCTATTTTACCTTCAATTTTATTCCAATCATAATTTCCATCTATATATTTTTTTCTTGTTAAATACATATCTAATCCCATTTTAATTTTCCTCCACATATATATTAATTTTCTTCTTATCTGCATCACATTCACACGCTATTTTTTCATCGTGATATGCTATAAAACATTCATATATTGTAACTTTATTATAATCCATACTTACTCTCCCCTCCTTACTAATCTCCTTTTATTTTTCTAAATTCATCTACTATTGACATATAATCTTTCATTTTTATATCTTTTATTTCTTTATATCCGTACTTTGCAAGTATGTCTTTATCTGTGCCATTTATATCTAACATATTATTCTTAATGCTCATTTCTAATGCTTCTGCTTGTGTTTTAGTTATTTTCTGTTCTTCTTGTTGTGTTTGTTTTGTAAATTCATCTGTATCAGCATCCTTTGTATCATCTATATTGAATAATCCATTAAGTGCATATTTTCTTGCATAACTACTAGCTGTCCCTGTTATCTGGCTCCCATCCATTCCTTTTTTACTTTCTTCTTCTCTTGCATAGGCTGTATTTGATATACAACTATCTTCACTTTCTTTATTTGTTTCAATATTTGTTAATCTTGCAGTTGCTTGTATATAATATCTTTCTCCTATATTAACTAATGTATCACTTAACACTAATACTGCTCCATATTTTTTACAAATAGGTTTTACTGCTTCCAATATATCTTCACAACTTCTATATTTGTATCCTCCAAATTTATTATATTGGTTTTTATTACACTTTAATTCATTTTGTATATTTAATAATTTTTCATAAATATTCATCTTATTTTTCCTCCTTTTCAACACAAAATTCCCATCCATCTTGAAAATACCAGTCTGCAAATATCATTGCAAAATTCATTTGTTCTAATGTATATTCTCCATATTTTCCTATTGGACTAACTTTTATTCCTAACTTATCAAGTGCATAATCTATACAACTATCTTCATACACTATTTCATCTGTTTTATTATTCTTATAATATTTCATTTTCATCATCCTTTACATAATAATATTCTTTATATCTTGTACCTGTATTTTCATTTTCTATCCATCTATCTTGGATATTCATTCGATAATCGTGCCTTAAATTATATATTATTCCACTTAATCTATAACTCTTACATAATTCTACTGCTTTCATATCTGTTATAACATTTCCTGCCTCTAAATATTCTTTAACTATTTTTGTTTTATTCATATTCTACCTCCTATAATTGACTATTCCAATATTCTCTTTCTTGTTCTCTTTTTTCTTCTTTCCATTCTTCTTCGTGTAGCTCTAAATCATAATCTTCCTTTAATCTGTCATATTTAATACTGAAAGAACAAAGCATATCATCAAATTTTCCATAAAGGTTATTCAACTGTTCATACTCCTTACTTAATTCATCAATTTCTTCTATATAGTCCATAACCTTTCCTAATTGATTATATGCTTTTTTTAAATTTAAAATATCTTTTTTTATAAATTCAATTTCTTCATCCATTTTGTTAATTCCTTTCTTAATCTTCAATTTCATTTAATATGTTGTCAACTGTATTTTTTAGTTGATTTAATACATTAAATATTACTATGTCTATTTGTTCATCATATTTTCCTAAATTTGATACATTCATTAAACAATAATGCTTCTTAACTAATAATTCTATTAGTGCTGATGTATTTTTTTCAAATTCATTTTTATCTCTTATCTTCATCTTATTCACCACCTTTCTTTAACATTATTTCTATTTCAATTTGATTTAATTTTTCTTGCACTTCTTCAAATTCTTCTTGTGTAACACATTTTTTGTTTAACAATTTTGTTTTTTGTGCTTTTAATATTTGAATATTATTCATATTTACCACCCTCTTTCTAATTTAATTATAACACAAAGTTTTTACCTTGTAAATACTTTTTTGTAAATTTATTAAAAAATTTTTACTCAATAAAAAAAAGCGAGAGTACTAAATGTACCCCCACTAAACGAGAATAATATATATTTGGATAATTATTATATAACATAATTTTTAAAATTTGTCAAATTAAAATAACACATTCCAAGTTTCTGGTCCTACAATACCATCTTCACTTAGACCACGGTCTCTTTGGAATTTCTTAACTGCATCTAATGTTCTATTTCCAAACCAACTATCTGCTTCTTTTGGACCACAATTATATCCTAATTCAATAAGTTTAGCTTGTACTAATCTCACATCTTCACTATGTTGTCCTTTTTTAATTAAATAACCTGGATAAGAAGGTTCTGATGGTTTTACAAAGTCACTATTTAATATTCCCCAAGTTTCGTTTCCAATTTTTCCATCTACATATTTTAACTTAGCATCTTTTTGTAATTGTTTAACAGCTTCTTCTGTTTCTCCACCAAAACATCCATCTGCTCCATATTTTGGTAGTCTATAACCTTTTGCTAATAATTTCTCTTGTGCTAATCTTACATAACTACCACTCATACCTCTTACTAATAATGGATATTCTATTACTGGTGTAGGTACTGGCTCATCTTTTTGTTTTTCATAATCTGGTCTTGCAAACCCATATATAACAGAACTATTTATATCATATATTTTTTTAGCAACTTGTCCACCGTTTGTAATTAATTCTGCTTCATTTGAAGTATTACCTTCAATTGTGTATATTTTACCATTTTCTACTTTTTCAATTATACCAATATGGGATAAATTTCTAAAAAATATTAAATCTCCTCTTTGAGCATTATTTACTATTCTTCCTGCTGATTTTAACCAGTTCCAATCTTGAGTACAACCAGCACTAAATCCTATTAGTAATTCTCTTGCTCTATCAAGTCCAACTGATTGAACAAAAATCCAGTCAATAAATACGTTGCAATAAGGATAACCCTGCTTAATACCATTATACACTCCCATATCATCCATCTCTTTGGCATATTTTGTTACATTATCCTTTCCAGCTCCAGCAACTTTGTCATAAATTACTGTTGGATTTTTTCTATAAGCATCCCAAGATTTTTCAATATAACCCACTTCTGCGTTTGCTATATCCAAAATTTTATCAATTTCATTCACTTTTTATACCTCCCATTCCCATTTGTAATTATATGCATATTTATAATTATGATTAGCACATCTACTAATTGCAGAAACATCTCCATTTACTTCCTTTGATGCTTCATTTATTGAATTGAATTTTTTAATAAAATTACCATTCAAATCATACTGTAATATACTTTTCCAATTTTTATTGCTGTATGGTTCAATTATTTCATCATCTTCATAGCACCACATATAATTTTTATATTTATATTTTGATTTTTCAGATTTACAACAATGAGTTATACAAGTCCTATTTCCGTTTATGCTTAATGCTGCCTGTGCAGAACTTTCATAAGTGCATATATAATTTCCTTGTAAATCATATTTTTTCACAGGCTTTATTTTTTTATTGTTTCCACCTGTTCCACCTTTTGACATATTATATCCTAATTTTCTATTAGTAGTATCATATTCTTTTATTAAATCTATTTCTTTTTGTTCTGCTTCTTTTTTTGTCAAATTGTTAAATAAAATTATATGTTCAAAATTGTCCCAACCATATTTTTGTATAGCATTATAAAACACTATTGAATTGTAATATCCTTTCCCGTTTTTGCCAAATCTAATATTCGGATTTCTGCTAGTTATACCAATATATTTTTTATTGTTAATTTTGTTTATATGCATATATACATAATATTGTTTTATCACAGATATTATTTTTCCTCCTTATTTATTAATTGCATAAATGCTTTTCCTAAATCATACATACCACCACTAAATATTCCACTTAATGCTATTGCTATGCTTAATTCTTTTGTAATTAAATACTCAACTAAAAATACAAACATTCCTATAAACATATTTTGTAATGGTATTTTTTTCTTATCAATGTTAGTAAATTTTTTTGTTACTTGTCCTAATATTAGTGTTATAATTACAGTTGCTAATGTAATCCAAAAGTCAACTGGTAAATTAGATATATATTCCATATTAAACTCCTTTCTCCTTAATATAACAAAAGAGTGTGTTATTACACACTCCTCTGCTAGTAGGTAAAATAATTTGCATAAAGTATGCAACTATTTATTTTATATCATATTATTATAAAAAAAACAACATTATTTTTTATTTTTATAATATAAATATTGATTTACTATTCTATTTATGGAGTTATTACTTAAAGCGACTAATTCACAAACATCTTCATATCCAAAAGTTTCATCATTATTTTGATTAGTATGTCCGTTTTCATATAACCAAACATGCATAAGCTCATGTTTTAATGTAAGCATCATTTGTTCATAAGTACCTTTTTCTATAAATAAAGTTCTATCTAAATAATGCGACCTACCAACATAGTTTTCTTTTCCTGTGATTTTATCAACATCATATATTGTATAAAGTTTATCATTTATAGTAAATTTGCAAATTTCTTCCATAAATACTCCTTTGGAGAGGCATCTGGGTAATGCTCCCAGCTTATAAGATTTGCAATCTTACGCATCCCTTCTCTGCCAATGCCTCATATATAAGGCTCTATTCGAGCCTTTATTTTTGCACTAATTGTTTTACATATTCATAGTTTTCTTTTTCTTTTTGTGCTATTTTAACTAACATATTTTTATCTTGTGGATTATGAGCCATTTCAGATATATCTTCAAGCTTTCTAGCTTGTTCCTTCATATCCATCATAGCCATTTCAAGTTCTTCATAATAATCTTGTTCACGATAATTGCGATAGTTTCTATTGTTTATTTTACCACCTCTACGGTCATAATCTCTTTTGCGATAATCTTCTCTGTAATCTTCACGATAATCTTCTCTATAATTCCCCCTATTATCATATCTATAATCTTCTCTGTAATTATCACGATAGCTTTCTCTATTACCATAAAAAGCATCATCATAATATCTATTATCATAATTACGATTATCATAATCTCTATCATTATAGTTTCTCATTTCATTCATAATTTTATTCTCCTTTCTTATTCAGCAATTTGAGTAAAATATTTAAACACTTTTCCTTGCTTTGCATCTTCATCATTTATAAAGTCATTAACAAATCTAACATACATATCTATATTCTCATCAAATAAATCTTTATAGTCATTATAAGCAGAATTTAATACGACATAAAAATCTATCGGATTTATATTATTTAATCCATATTGTCTTTGTACATTTTCTGTTTCTTCTATATTCCATCTTTTTCCATAAGGTCGCATTTTAGAAACAATATTTTCTGCCATATCTTTACTTAATGTTTCTCCATAAGCCATTTTGTATAATTCCATTTCATATTTTTTATAACAATCCATATCATAATCTTTGACTATATCTATTACCTCACTTAATATATCTGAAAGTGTATGCATATCCTCAATATTGCCTTCATCTACTATTTTTCTAATATATTCTTTTATATTATCCATTATTCCCTCCTTTCAGAAGTTCTTTAATCTGTTCATTTTGCTTAATTATTTTATCTAATAACTCATCTTGATGTTTTAAATATCTCATTAAATCAGTATTATTAAAATCAGTTACTAATATCTGGTAGCTTAATATTTGTAAAATGTTCGATATTCTTTCTAAATTTCTATCAAAATCATTCATAATTAATTACCTGAAAGGCGAGTTATACTGATTTCTGCATTCTTTATTATTGGAATTTGTGTATCAGTTATTACTGGAGTTGCACCACCACTATACACAGTTGTTGGTAAAGATGTTATTGCAAGATTTACTGTGCCTTTGCAACATACTTTTATTTTCTTATCAAAACTAATATTTTCAAAATCTCCAGCTGCATCTATTACTGCATCCATTTCTGTTCCTGCAACTTGAACTCCATCAGCAAATAATGCTAAAGCCACTTGTCCTGCTGTTGCACTTGTTATATTTGCATTGAAAGTTACTTCATAAACTCCACCATCTAATATACTAAATAATGCACTACCTTCATTATGATTTATAAAACCACAGCAATTCATTGCACTCCTTGTTCTTAAATCTGTTACAGCAAAAGGAACTGATGCTGTATTAGATGTTAATGTTACTTCGTTTTCTTGTACTGCTTGTATTACACCATTCATACTGTTATTCCTCCTTTATTTTATTATTGAAAAAAGAGATATAGACTTGCTATATCTCCTATTGTTAGCAAGTTCTCGTAATCGAGGTTGTCTTTTAAAAGACTTTTTGCTATAATTAAACTATTGTATTGCCAAATGTATTTCCACAACCACAACCATTTCCGTTGCAAGTAAATATAGGTGTTCTACCATATACTGGTGTTGTTGGAACAGGGCAATTATTTAATCTGTTGTATAGTGCATCTACTTCATCTGCAAATCCTTGTGAAATAAATGCGTTTTGAGCTATTTGAGAAGCTTTTAAATCTGCCATTGAAAGTTGTCTTTCAAGGTCTGCAATTTTTTCATTTTTAGCATCAATTTTGTCTTGACATAATTGGTCTAAAATTCTTTGTGTATTAGCAGTTTGGTTAGTTACTATATCTCTAATACCATTGCTTAATGCTTCTCTATCAGCACAGTTTTCAGATAGAACTGTTGAAGTTAAGTTAGCAATTCCTAATCTATTATCTGCACTAGCATTTGCTAATTGTGTACTTAATGCAAAGTTTTGTTGCATATCAGCCATTTGTCTATTGTTTGCTGCTATTTCTGAATTATAAAAACCATTAGCTACTGTACTTTGCATATCTGCACAGCAGTTACATAATTGGTTAGATAGTCCATAAATTCCATCTCTTACACCTTCAATTTGATTACTTAAATGTAATGTATTAAATCCTTCGTTTGTGTTTTGCATAATTTCTTTTTGACCATTTGATAGCCAAGCATAGTCATTATTGAAACCACCACCAAAGCCATTACCATTTCCATTAAATCCTCCAAATAAAGCAAGTAAAAGGATAATCCATAGCCAATCAGAACCATAACCACCATTACCAAATCCACCACCATTTCCATAAGGAAATACTGGATAAGCATAACCAACATTTCTGTCTGTGTTTCCTACAACGGCTGCTACATCAGCTGGTGACATATTATCTCCCATAATCGGTGTCCTCCTTTCTTAAAATATTTATAATAGATGTTTCACGTGAAACATTATTACCTATTTCATATTTTGCACTTTACTTAAAATATCGTTAGGCACACCGATAGTTTTTAGCTTGTTCTAATATACTCTTCTTTTGTTCTGATGTTGCATTACTCATAACTTGTTGTAGCATTGCTTCAGGATTAGCATTATTTTGTAATGCTTGATTTACGAGATTGTACCCTTGAGGATTGTTTTTCTGTAATCGGTTCATTAACATCTGCATTATGAAGTTCATTTGCACTTGTTATCATTCCTTTCATTTCATTTATTTGTCTTTTTAATTCCATTATTTCTTTATCTTTAGTATCTAATTCTATAATTTCTTCTGTTTTAAATGTTCTTATATTTCCTGTTGCATCTTTAACCCAAAGTGTTGAAAAATCTTTATTTACAAATAAGCCAGTTTTTAATACAAAAGTATTCTTAACAATATCTATATTATCTGCATATTTGCTCTCTAATTCATTGTTATTAGTTTGTGGTGCTAATTGAAATGTTTGATTAATGCTAGTAGGTTGTTGTTGCATTTGACTTTGTTGATAATTTTTTATTTGATTATCAATTCTATCTCTCATATCTTGTAAATTTTGCATATAATATTGGCTGTTATTATACATTGGATAATTCATATCATTTTCTCCTTTCTAAAATAAAAAATAAAAGACTTTTATACTTTGAATGATAAATTACATTACTTTGGTACAAAAGTTTTTATATATTTATTCTCGTGTTAATTTGGCATCAAGTAGATTTAATTTATACAAAATAGAAAGGAGTTGCCCGAGTAAAATCTAATTTGTACCTATTTCGACTTTCTTTTTTCATTTCTCGCATCTCCTTTCTTGATTATAAGTATAAAAAAATAGCCATACTATTTCTAGTACGACTATTTAAAAAAAATAAAAAAGATTTGCGCCACACAACGCAAACCTCAAAAAACTTTTTTCTATGCTTTTAACATAGGAATTGGATTTATAAATTATTTATATCATATATAATTATTTTTGTCAATTATATTCCACAATGTATTCTTATTGCTAATGCTATCTGGTCTAATTTTTCTACTATTCTTACATTTTCCATTCCATCTAATTTATTAGATATTTGACTAAATGATAAATTATCTCTAAATCTATATTTATAAATTAAAAACAAAAGATTATCTCTTTTCTTTAAGTTTTCTTCAAATTCAAGTAAATTGGAATTAACAGAATTATATTTTACATATTCTTCTATGTCATTGTACTTACTTTCATTTTTACCTTTCCATAAATACATATCATTTATATTTCCTTTACCTGTCATTATGAAAGCACTAAATATAGCAAATAATATAGAAAGTATTAAATCAACTTTTAATATTACAAATAAACTCAACATTATTAGTAAACTCCATATTAAGCATCTATACCAAGTTTTAAAATGCATTGATTGTCCAAAACATGACCTACTTAACATGAAAGTCAACATTAAAGTTAAAACAAAATTAATAGGCAAGCTTAATAACTTGCCTATTAATAATATAAGTAATGTTTCTGCAATATTAAAAATTAAACTTTTTAAAATTACTTTGTTTATTTTCATAACTCATTACTCTCCATCTTCTTCGCTAAATAACCATAGCCAGCTATTCCATGGGTCATCCATAATATCACTTCCTTTCTAATAAAAATAACGCATATAACATACATATATTTATTACATAGAACATGATATTAAATATTACAACATTAATACTCCTAAATGTTGTACTTTTTATTTTAGTTTTATTTTTATTTCTATTCCATATTTTCTTATAAAATCCTTGTATTTTATTCAATTTATAATTTATAGTAAATAAAAATATAAAAATAACAATTCTATTAATTATAGTAGCTAACATAGTATTAAAACTAAAAGTTAAATAACATATCATACTAGAAATCATTAATATTATACTTGCTATGCTTAAAGTAAAAACATCTATAATTTGACTTTTTTCTTTATATAATATTTTCATTATTATATATGTCATAACAAAAAAGCCTATATGTGCATAAATACTAAAAGGCATTATCCTCAATAACAATATGTATTCTAATGTTAATAATATAATAAATAATATGCGTTTCTCTTTTAGTTTTTTAGTAAATATCATAAATAAAGCAAAATAAATTGCTTCTGGAATTTGTCCTAAAAATAATTGTAACATATTTACACCTCCTTTTTATATACAGTATTACTATTATAACAAATATTTAAGGAAATGTAAACATAATTCTATTTCATTACTTGTATGACATACATAATAGCACCAGCAACTACTGTAATTACTTCTGCTATAAGTGTTCTTCTTAACCAAGTCTGACTATCTTCTAATTTATCTACTCTTTTTTCTAAAGGTATTAATTTAAGTTCTTCAATTTTATCAGAAGTTAATACTTTTTCATTTATAATGTCAATCTTTTTATCAATTTGAGTTAGTAATTTTTGACTTTCATCTAAATCTTTTTTTATTTCATTAACTTCTTCTTTTAAACTATCAAATTCTTTTCTACCAACATATTCTTCTGCCATAGCAGTTCTCTCCTTTTGTTTGTTCTAATTTATTTATATCACTTTATTTGTTTTTTGTAAATAGTTATTCTTTAAATTTATTAAATTGTATTAATGCCATTAATATTATTCCAATATATCCACCTATTATAAAGTCAATTATAAATTTAAACATTCCTATCTTATTTTATTTATATCCAATTACTCGTGTAATCCAAATATAATTACTGCTGCTTTTTGTTACTTTATCACTATCTGTTGTAATATTAACTTCTGCATAAGCAGACTTTCCACCAGTTTTTGTAACATTAGAAATTGTTGTTCCTGAAATATTTACAGTTTTTACCTTTAAGTATGTTCCAGCTTCACTTGTAAAAGTATACCAACAAGAAAGAGAAGCCATCTTTCCATTTGGTTTATATATTTTTAAGCTATTATAATAATCATCATTACTTTTATAAAATATTTCTATGTAATCAAAGTTTGCAGAACTTTCAGATAATGTAATAGAACTATTTGAACCAGTCTCATTGGCATATAATACAACCGGTTTTAATAAAGTAATATCATCAGCATTATCTTTTATTCCTTGCTCTATTTTGTTTAAATTAGTTGCATTTATTGGAGTATTTGTACTAGGTAAGTTTTCCCAATTTGTTTTAGTATAAGACATATTATCTACCTCCTTCTAATTTATTTATTTTTTCTTTTAATTCTTCTATTTGTTCTTGTTGTTCTTGTATTGCTTTACAACATACTGATACAAAACTATATATATCAACTCCATCATTATTTTTTGATGTTACTTCTTTACTATAATTATATTTATCTCCTATAACAAAACCTATATGTTTTTTTTCATCATCATTTTCTAATTTTAAATTATACTTATAAATATCTATATTTTTAATTATATCCAAGCCTTTATTCAATTTTTCAAAATTCTTTTTATCTTCTTCTTTAGATGTTTGTATTACTTCTGGAGTTGTTATACCACTAGATTTAACCCTAGTATCTCCATTTCCATTTAAATATAATTGAGGGTCAAAACTATCATTGAATAAATAAGCTCTATGCATTCCTGTTGTACTATTAATGTATAATCCACCGTTAGTAGTTTCTATAAATATATTATTAGGGAATATTGCAACATATTTACTACCATCATTTGTTTGTACCGTAAAATCTGCATTTCCAGAACTTTCATATAAAGTTATTTTACCACCAGTAAATGTTCCATTTTTAGCTTCCATACTTCCATCTGTATTAATTTTAAAATTGCTATTTGCTGTTACAACTCCATTTAGATTTATCTTGTCTGCGTTTATTGTTGCCGAACTTGTGTCATCATTAATTTTAAGTAATATATTAGCACTTGTAAAATCTTCTTCATCTAACTTCTCACTTACTTCTAACTCTATTGCATCTCTTGTCTGTGTTATACTACTTGTTAACTCAGCCTTTGTTGCAAATTGTGTTGTATATATATTTTGTGCCATAAGTCTTACCATCATATAACCTATACTATATCCTACTAACTCTACTGTATAATCTCCATCATTTAATAATATTTGTGGATATGTATAACTTATTGTCGTTGGTGTTGATAAAACATAAGTTGTCCCATCTGCATTATAACCTACCTTTTTATTTATTACACAACTTTGGCTATCATAATCTAATATAAATTCATCATAATTATTACTATCATAATATAATAAATCTGCTGGTATTTCATAATCTACTACTTCACTTGTAGTTGTATTTGTAAATCTTATTTTTCTATCTGGTAAGTATTGTAAATCGCTTGGATACAAATTTGCTCTTGGATATAAATAAGATATATTTGTTACTATTGGATGTATTTCTATTCTTATTGGCTCACTTTGGTTTATATCTGTAAATGTAAGGCTTGCGTTATTTGTTTCTTGCGATACAGTTATGTCTGCTATATCACTTATCTTACTATTTAATTCTTCCACTGTTTGACTTATTGTTGCTATTTTCTGGTCTTGTTCTGTAACATTACTTATAACACTTTCTATTTCTTGATTTTGTTTATCTACTATTAAATATGTTTCATTTATTCTTCTATCTGTCTTATCTGCTTTACTAAAATCTGTTACACTTTCTTCTGGCATCTCTGTATATATTATTTCTTCTAATCCAGTTGTAACATTTATTTCATCATTAAGCATTACACATTGATATATATTTTCTCCTATACTAACATTATATATATCACATACATCATAATAACATATACCTGTACTTTTGAAATCATTTATATAATAATAAAATTGACTTATTTTATTTAATATTCCGTGGCATAAAATCTACTCTATTATTGAAATTCATTATTTGGTTATCTTCTATTTTAATCTCAATAGGATTTTCTGGTAATGTACTAGGATAATATATACTGTCTGCACCTGCAGAACGAGTTAATACAAGTGTATTTATATTTCCATATTTTTCTCCAAAATTTACATTTACATCTTTTAAGTAATGCTCATCTATCGTATCATTAGTTGAAGTAAAATATCTTACCTCTAATTCATCATCTTCATTTACAACTATATTACTTCCTGTTGCTTGTGATATTTCATCTAATATATCTCTATATGTATAATTAAGTCCTGCATATAATTCTGTTGGTATTGTTAAATCTTGATTTGCAAATGTTGTATTCTTAACATTTAATCCTATTGCTGTTCCTATTGCATTTAAATAATTTTTTATTGTTATAGGATAAGTAAGTCCTAAATCTTCATTTTGTTTCATTGCATATAACATTTTATCATAACAAATAATTTTATATCTATTTAAATCTTCTTGCTTTTCACTTTTATATACAACATAATTTCCAAAGTCTATATATTCATAAGAATTATTTACTAATAATCCAAATTGATAATTAATTATTGTATTTAATGGTATATCTATTGTACTTTCTATATCTAATTGTTTCATAACAGATTTAAGTAGATTAGCATTATAATGTGGTGTAACTTTATATAATTCATCATGCAATGTTATTTCTTCATTACCATCTATATATGTTATTATACTATCTATTTGTCTACCTGCTTCTTTTATTTGTAATTTAAAATCATTAGTATGTATTTTCAAATATTACACCCTCTTTCCTATTGATATAAAACTACATTCAAAACTATCATCAATTTTATTTCTCATACTTCTACTTATATATCCCCAGTCTCCAGTATATGTATCCATTGTTTTAGTAGTATTTGTTGCTGGGTCATAATATGTAACTGTTTGACTTGCACTATCTAAAACTGGTGCAACAATATCCATTTCTGATTTTGTAAGTTTTCTAAATGTCATTATTATTTTAGGGTATATTCCTATTAATGTTCCACTAAAATCTCCAGCTAAATTTCTTCCTGTATCTTCTCCCCATAATTTTGGATGTTGATATTCTGCTTGTAGTAAATATTGTCCCCACGAATTATCATTTACTTTTATACTATTTACATCTATGAACATTTATTACACCTCCTTTATGTATTATAAGCAAAATTTTGCTCACTTTGTATATTTTTCAATTCTCTACCTATTACTCTACCATTCATTGTTGTTACATTAGTTAAATTTACTAATACATTTCTTCCTATTTCTCTACCAAGTTCTGCCATAGCTTGTTGGTCTGTTAATGGTACTATACCCTCTTTACCACTTTCTCCTGCCATTGCTCCTCCAACTAATGTTCCTTTATTTGGCATATTTACTATACCACCAGTCGCCATAAATGGAAGATTTATACCAACACTTCCTAATTTTTGTCTTAATCCAGAAAATAAATTATTTACTGAATTTCCTAAATTAGTTGTAAATGTTGTTACTATATTCCAAGGTGTTTTTACTATTTCCCATAAAGTATTTAACATATCATCTAATTCATTACTTGTTTGGTTTATTTCAGTTGTATCTGTATTTATATTAATTTCTTGTGAATTTAATTCATTTATATTATCTTCAACATTTTCCATAGGTGTTGTTAAATTATCTTCTACTTCTTGTCCTGTTTGGTATGTATCATATTCCAATTTATCTAAATGTACTCCAAATACTCCAAACATTTGATTAATGACTTCTATACAGTCATTCAAAAATGGTACTAACGCATTATATATATCTTTACCTATTGGGTCAAAATTCTTATGGAATTCATCACTTAATGGCCTTATAATATTATTTTTCATAAAATCTGCAAAAGAAGTCCAATATGGCTTTATTTCTTCTACTAAATTAATAAAATCATCTTTTAATGGCTCTAAATATGGTCTCATTATTTCAATGGCACCTTTAAAATCTTTTTCTAATGGTTTCCATATATTCTTATCTATCCATTCTCCTAATGGTCTAAATGCTTCTTTCAAATAAAATATATATTCATCAAATGATTTTTTTAATGCTGTAGTAATTCCCTCCCAGCTTAAATCTTCTGTTCCAAAAAACCATTTTTTAAGTTTTCTCCAAGTTTCTTCTCCTATTTTCTCTAAATCTTTTAAATTTCCAGCAAGGCCACCACCTACTCCTCCTCCAGCAAGATTACCACCTAAAACATTTGCTTCATCAAATCCTGCTAAATCTTTTTTCATAGCTTTAATCGACCCAGATGAACTAGATAAAGAACTTGCTGTAGACTTTGCAAATATATCTATATTAAATAATGCTTTTAATATATACCCAATTACTCCAACTAATCTTTCTACTAAATTTACTATAAATTGTATTACGGGTGCTAATATATTTGTTAATGCTAACTTAATATTTCCAATTTGATTTGCAAGTTGTTGATTTTCTTGTGCTAATGTATTAACTGTTTGTCTAATTAACATATATGCACTTCTTACACTAAATACAGCTAATGCCCATTTTCCTACTTTATGTCCTATTCCTTGTAATGTATTACTAATATTAGTATATCCATCTTTTATATTTTTTAATTCAGCTTGTTGCTTCTGTAAATTAATATTATTTATTTTATTTTTATATTCACTTATTTTATCATTTATTTCATTATATTGAAATTTAGTTTGTTCTACTTTTTGTTGTAAAGCATCTTGCTTCGCTAAAGATTTATCAAAAATCAACCCTAAATTTTCTAAAGAACCATATTTACTTGTCAAACCTTGCAATTCCATAAATTGACTAGGAGTTGCTTTTCCACCAGATACATCTTTTTGTACTTTTTTAAGTCTTTGGTAAGCATCTGCCAATTCATCAGTCTTTTTTATTGCTCTATCTAATTCTTCTTCTTGTGTTGTCAACGCACTACCTATAATTATTTTTTTATTTTCTTCTTTTTTCATTTTCTTTTCTAATTCTATTATTTGTCTATCAAATTTATCTGTGCTTAATTCTGTTCCTATAGTTATCCAACCATCCACATTAAAACCTCCTTTCTGCTATATTAAACCTAATGCTTTATAAAATTTCTCTGCACTTTTTTCTTGTTCTTTTGTCATCTTTACTTTTTCATCTATACAATATCTTTCTTTTAATAATATTTTTGCTTCATTTATTTTAGTTCTTTCCTTTGTGTCTTTTATATTTTTTACATCTGTATTTAAGATACTTTGTATTCTATTTAATATACAACAAGTTCCAAACTCACTAGTGCTTAAGTTTTCTAAATCATTATAAAAATCATACCAATGTAAATATTCCATATTATATGGGTCATAATTATAATCAAATTTAAAACTACTTCTTATTAAACCCTTACACTTATTAAAATCTAATTGATATTTGCTTTCAAAATCATTTTTAAGCCCTTTTTGTTCTTTTCCTAATGTAATATACTTTAAACCTAATTCTAGTAGTTTATTTTGATTTTTACATTCTAATCCATCATCTCCAAATAATTTATATATTATTGCTAAAAATCTTTCATAATCTCCTATATTATTATCTCTTGCAATTCTATCACATTCTAATGCCACTCTAAAATCAGTATTAATTTTATATAATTTATTATCTACTTTAACATATTCTGGATTACTCAATTACATCATCTCGTTTTATCTTATTAGAATATTTATTCTTTATTTCTTCTTTTATATTATTCATATTTATTTCAAGTTTTGGCATTATTTCCTCTTTTATAATATTATTTATTTCATTTAATGTAGTCCAACCTAATTTTCGTCCATTAAGTAATTTTTCTACTCCATTATCTCCTAAAAACATATTATATACTTCGACTTCTTTTTTAAAAAAATCTTGCATAGCTTTTATCTCAGCTTCTTGATTTGCACTTAATAATTTCTTTCCTTTATGGTCTTGTTTTTTGCTTATAATATTTAATTGATTATCTAAATAAGTTATATTTTTTTTGCTTTTTTCTTGCATTTCTTGTAATCTCAAAGGAAGCTCTATATCTTTTAAATCAAATACTAATTCATTTCCTGTATCTCTACCTGTGCTATCTTTTATTTTTAATTTTAATATATCTTCATCATTTTTTAATTGAATATAATTGTCTGTCATTATAATTCACATCTCCATTTCTTTATATTTTATTTAAAAAAAGGCCAGGCAAATATATTCTGCCTTCGCCTTTATTGAATTTATTTATTATAAACTTGCACTTGGTGTAAATGATGGAACTCCATCTGATATTGATACTGTTCCTTCTGTTGCGTCTCCATCATAGTATATATCATATTCTATCTCTTCTCCTGAATAACTTGTTACTGTTATTATAGCTGATGATAATTTTGCTGGATAATTTCCTGTTGTTCCTGCCCATGTATCAACATCTAGTATATTTGTTTTATAATTTAATTTATCTCTACCTGCTGCAACAAATGCAAACTCTGGGTCGTTTTTGTAACATTTTTGTGTTACTGAACCTTGTTTTTGATTTGAAGTGTGGTCGTTTCTTGCGTTATCTTCTACAATCCATTTTTCTGTATCTACTTGTGGATTATATGATACTGAATATTCATCAATTCCTACACCTAATACAGCCCATGTTCTATTTGTTCCTGCTGGTGTTGTATCGATATATGTTATGAATTGACTTCTCTTAATTTTTTCAATATTATCTGGTATTACTGCTAATCCCATGTTCTATTCCTCCTCTTTATTAAATTTATATACTGGTTTTTTGAAATAATCTTGTATTTCTTTTTGTGAAAGTGGCTCAATAAAACCTCTTTCATTTAGTTTTTGTAATTGTTCTATTGTTTCTACTTTTATTTCTTCGCCTTTATCATAGAATGCTCCATTTAATTGGCAACTTATTTTTGCTATTGGTTTCATTGTTGCACCTCCTAATCTATTATAAACTTACTATTGGCATATCATAATCGCTTAAATCTTCTCTATATGTTATTTGTATTTGTATATCAAATTCTGCTGTATTTGTTGTACTATTATTCATAGTTCCACAATTTAAACATTCAATACTTTCTATACCATCTATATCTGGTAATATTTTATTTTCATTATTTTGCTTTATCGTTTTTTCAAATGCTTCATAAAATCCTATGTTCTCTATATTAGAAATTACATCTGCACTATAATTCATTCTTGACCTAAAATTATACACATCTCTATGCATAATATTTCCTATTATCCATCCAGTACCTTCTGTTTGTACTGGTATCTTATCCAATGAATAATTGTTTATATCATTACTTAAAAAGTTAACATTTATTTGTTCATATTGTTCATTTAAGTTTTGAATTATATCAAATAAATATGCTCTTAATTTAGTTACTCTTAAATTATCTATTTCCATTTACATACTCCTGTACTTCTCTTACTACATCATCCATTTCTGCTGATTTCATTCTTTCATCCCAATATGGTCCTGTACCGTGGTGTTGTATAATTTCTTACCGGACTTCCATGAATTATACCAACATATTGTGCGTGTGCATAAGGACTTTCATAAGTAATATAATTTACCCCTTTATCAACTATATCTCTTAAATTACCTATGTCTTTTGGTACATATTTGTCCATGTGTCTATAACAAGTATCTGTAAAAAATCTTTGAACTTTACCATTTGGCTCTATTCCTAAATCTGCTTTTATAGTAGATATTGGTTTCATTCTCATATTATTTTCCTCCTAAATGAATATGTGGATTATTACCAAAGTCGTTTACGTTTATACTTGTTACATTATAATATTCAACATCCTTTAAATCACTTTGTTTAGAAATATCTGGTTGTTCTCCAACTGCAATTATATCTCCTATTTTAAATATGCTATTATCTTGCACATATTCCATTGGTATTCTTACATCAACATCATTTGCATTTTCATATCCTTTGTTTTTAGACGAACCTTTGCCACCAAATACCCAGACATCTTCAAATAATACTCTACTCCATTCATATAATTTTGTTGTATTATTTAATATTTTGTGATAATAAGTTATTTTATTATTTGTTATCATATCATCACACTCCTATATATAAAAGATGTTCATTATTTACAATTATACCAAAGAGATATGTTGATATTAATCCTTGTAAAATGTCTATATTACTTTCTACTAATTGTCCTATTTGGTTACTAGGAATATATGTTACTGAATAACCATCTGTATTTTCACTTGATATACCGCTTTGTGCTTTTTGTAAACTAGTATAGTATCCTTGTAAATTTTCTAACATTTTATATTCAAGTATTTTTACCTCTTGTGGAATTTCATCTGCATTTTTAAGTCTATTTTGTGTTCTACTATCTATTATTCTTTCGCATTCATATTCTAATTCATTAAAAGGCACTTCTTCTAATGTACCTCCTAATTCTATATATTCTTGATAACTTAAATATTGATTAGTAAAATCCATTATAAAGTGCCTCCTTTAAACTATATATTAAAGACTTGGTGTTGTAGCTGGTTTTAATGAAGCAAATGGGAAACGTGCTGATGTTTCGTTTAATGCATTTACTGGGTTTGGAATTTCCCATCCTAATCTCATTACAACTCTTAATGCAACCATGTCATCTTGTGCTAAGTTATATAGTATTGAACCATCTGTATCTTGAATTACAGCTTGGTCTAATATTTTGTATGTAACGTCTTGTCTAATTGCATATACTGCTTGAGAGAAATCTCCTGCTATTAATGTTGATGCTGTTTTATCCCATACACCATTATCCATAAATTCTCTTTTTACAGAACCAATTTCAGTTGTATTTAAAGGTTGTCCTGTTGTATCTGTCATCATTCTAAATTTACCTTTTAATCCAACTCCACCTAAAATTCCGTTTACTTCATATCCACTTTCTTCAACTTTTGTCATAACATCATTGATATCGCTATATAAATGTCCAGTTTCATCTACTTCTGCTCCTGCATCTATTACAGATGGAACTAAACCTTTTCTCCAATCTGTTGGTTTATCTACACCAAAGAACATAGCATTGTCTATTTTTTTAGCAAATGCTTCAACTATTCTTGGTCTTACTTCTGCCCATATATCTATTGAAGCGTCATTTAATACATTTTCTTTTATTGGAACTATAACAGCTAATTCTGCTGCATTAATATATTTTTTGTCCCATGCCATTTTTGTAGTATTTTTTCTACCATTGTTTTGTGTTTCATCTACGAAATAAGCAACTGGTAAACTATCTAATACTCTTAATTTTGTTTTATCGCTTGTCATATTTGGTAATCTTTTGAATAATTGTAATGCTTTACTTTCTTTTGTTACTCCTTGAAAAATTTCTTCTGCTACTTGTGTTTCTATTAAACTATCTACATCTGTTCTAGTTATTGCTGGTCTTGCCATTTTTTATACCCCCTAATTAATTATTTCTTGCATTTCTTATTAAGTCATTCATTATACTTGATGTTGTTTGTGGTTGTGTACCACCGTTATTTAAACTTGGAGCTGTTTGTGTTTTTGTTATAACTGTTTCTCCAAAATATTGTGGATTATTCTTTTTATAATCCTTTAAAACACTTTCAAAATCATTAGTGTCATTAACTAAACTAATAACTTCACTTGTAACAAATTTACTAAATTCTTTTTTACAATTACTATTATCAACTTGAATTTGTGCTTTTAGTAATTTAATTTCATTAGTTAGACTTGCATTTGTGTTTGTTAATTCGTTTATTTTTTCACTATCATTTTGATTTGTTTTTTTCCAGTCAAGAAATTCTTTGTATTTTTCATCTTTTTGCCAGTCGCTATTAGCTTTTTTTACTCCAGCATTAAATGAATTTTGAATATCTTGTTCTGTGTATGTTTTTTCAGCAGGTTTTACATCTCCTGTTTCTCCGTTGTTTATAACGTCTTTGTTATCATCCATAACATTTTCTCCTTTTCTTTTATAGCCATTAAGTTAGGCTTAAATATTCCGTTTTTAAGGTGCGTTAACCTTTATATAATAAATTTAATAACTAATAAATAAAAAACACCAATCCTATTTACTAGGACTGATGCTCTTTTTTTCTTGGCATTCAATTTCATTTATTGTTTTACATTTATTACATTTTATTTGTATTATTCCTGTATATTCGCCTTTAAATAATAATCTTTTACATTCTTGACATCTAAACTCTATCATTAATTTACCTCACTTATATGTTAACATATTGATTATTTTTTTGCAATAGTTTTTTTAGATTTTGTTGTTTTTTTAGTAATTTTTTCTTTTATAGGTTCATCTTCTTCTTTTTTCTTTTCTGATACTACTTCTATTACTTTTACTACTGCTCTTTTTATTGGATTATCCCCTAATAAATAATCTGCTATTTCTTTATCACATTCAAATATATCTCCTGCAAATATTCTTCCTTCTTGTTTATTTGCTTTACATTTAAGTGTTTTTTCTATTTCTCCATATCTTGCAAATGTAAAATTTTCTAATGCTTCTACTCTTATCATCTGTTCCACCTCCTTCTTATATATCTTTATAATTCATCCTGTAACAATTTAATTTATTTTTATAAATCCAATAGCTGAATAACCTCTCTACTAAATGTCCTATCATTCTTTTATTAACCACTATACTAGCATCTTCTTTAATAAATTGTTCTGTTATTGGTATTATTAAAGGAAATAACCATTCACAATATTTATTCATTAATTCTCTTTTACATACAAACATTTCACTATTATTAAATTGCTTTAATTCAAACCATTCTTTTAATCCTGGTTCTTTTTCACATAATATATTATAATATTTATCTAATATATCAGGATTTTCAAATTCACTTCTTAATTGTTTATATATGCCTTTATCAAAAACATAATCATATTTTATTATAATATCATAATCTTCCAATATTTTTTTTGCATCTTTTAATTTTAATGGCTCTCCATTATTTTCAAAAAACATTTTATAATGACATAGTCCTACATATTTATCTTTTTTGTTTTTCCATATATAATATAAACCAGTTGCTTCATTTATGTATGGATTAATATAATTTATATTATCCGCTTCTGTATCAGTAAATAAATCCCCTCCATATAATTCTTCATAGTCTTTAGGTATTGGATTATTATATTCTTTATGCTTATTAATATATATCATTTGTTTCCTCCTTAACTAATTTCATTACACTATGTATTACATCATCCATATCATAATATTTATATTCTGCTAACCTTCCACATAATATTAAATTATTTTCTTTTTTTGCTAATTCTTTATATTTATTATATAATCTTTCATTTTTTTCATCATTTATAGGATAGTACTTTTCTTTTGTTCTATCCCATTCTTCTGGATATTCATAAGTAATAACTGTTTTAGGTTGTTTTCCAAATTGAAAATGTTTATGTTCTATTATTCTTGTATATGGTGTTTCTTTATCTGTATAATTTACTACTGCATTTCCTTGATAATTTTCTATTTCTAATACTTTATTTTCAAATCTCAAACTTCTATATTCTAACTCTCCATAGCAATAATCATAATACTCATCTAATGCACCTGTATATAATATTTTATCTGCTATATCTTTATATTTTTCTTTATCATATACTTCATTTAATATAACATCACTACCTTCTACAAGTTTTTCAAATATGTAATTATAACCTTTTTTTGGTATACCTTGATATTCTTGGTTGAAATAATTATTATCATATATAAACCTTAAAGGTAGCCTTCTTATAATACTTGCAGGTAAATCTTTGCACTCTTTACCCCATTGTTTTTCTGTATATCCTTTAATTAATTTTTCATATATAGTTTTTCCAACTAGGCTTATTGCTTTTTCTTCTAAATTAATTGGCTCTCCTTTAAATCTTTCTTCTTCTATATGTCTTTTTGCATCCTCTGGTGTTATTACATCATTCCACATCTTGCTAAATGTATTCATATTAAAAGGTAAATTATATATTTCCCCTTTATAATTTGCTATTGGAGAATTAGTAAAACGATTAAATTCACATATGTTATTTAATAAATCCCATATTTCTTTATTGTTTGTTCTAAATATATGAGCACCATATTTATGTACTTCTATTCCTTCAATGTCATCACAATATACATTGCCACCTATTACATTTCTTTTATCAATTATTAAGCATTTTTTCCCTTTTTTATTCATTAAATAAGCAAACATACATCCAGTTAAACCTGCTCCAACTATTAAATAATCATATTTCATATTATTCCTCCTTATGTGTTTTTCTCCAAAACAAGCTTCCAACTCTATTTGAATTATAAATATATAATACTCTATCTAAATATGTTGTTTCTAATTTTTGTACATCTTGTTGAAAATCCACATCTTCTTCTCCCCATTGTAAATCTTCTCTAAACAATGGAATTACATAATTTCTATATATTGCCTTCCACATTGCTGGATTTGTTGGTCTTTTTACTACTTCATTCTCACTTAATCCTAACCAGTTAAAATTGATTACTTCTGTTCCATATTTATCTATTGCATCTAATAATACTTTTATATAATCCATTGTTACTGTATCATCACAATCTATAAATCCAATATACTTGCCTTTTGCTTCTTTTATTCCTCTATTTCTTGTTCTTGCTGTACCTTTATTTTCTTGGTGTACTATTCTTATAAATTCGCTATTAAATTTGTCTAATTTACTTTCATTACAACCATCATCTATTACTATTACTTCTGTTTCATTTGTTAATTGTACTCCTAATCCTTTTAATAATAGTTCTGTTAATTCATAAGTTTCAAAATAAGGAATAATTAAACTTAATTTTATATTACCATTGTCTATCGTTTCCATCATCCATCTCCTTTTTACATTTGTTTACCGCTTCGCTTAATATTCTGTCTATTTTTGCATCTTTACCTTTTTCTTGTAAATATAGTAATAATGTATCTGCATAATGCCTTATTGTACTTGTTTCCCATAATGGATTTTTTGTTCTTATTGTTGTTACTGAATTATTATTACTTTTATTCCATACATATAAAGGTTTTTTAAGTAATTCAAATGTATTCATATATATACATATTCTTCTATGTTGATTTCTATCTTCTTTTAATGTTCCTTCTGGATATAAACATTCTTGTCTTGTTGCAAGTTCCTTTTTTATTACTTTTCCACAACTACCGCTCCAACCTTGTATTGCTTCATATTTATCTTTATAATTAGGTTCATAACATTCTTTTGTTTTTCCATTTTTATAATCTGACATTCCTATAAATAATACATCAGGATTATTTATTAATGCTCTATTTATTTGTTCTAGCGCATTTTCATTCAACAACCAATCATCACTATCTATATACATTACATAATCAACATCATCTGACAAATGCAAATATGCTTCATTTCTTGCTCCACCATTTAGTCTTTTTTGTTTTAGCTTAATTATTTTAATGTTTATTTTATCCACATACTTTTCTACATTATCCACACTTTTATCTGTTGACATATCATCTACAAATATTACTTCATAATTCTTGTATGTTTGTTCTACTATACTTCCTAAACATTTATCTATCCATTCTTCATAATTATAGTTAGGTATTATTATTGCAATTTTATTTTGTTTTAGTTCTGGTAATTTCTTCCAATCTTTATTGCTTATATTTGCCCTTTTAAGACATTTTATATCATACATACTTAAATTTATATCAACTTCATCTAAAAAGTCCTTATTTACACAATGTAGTCTCAAATTAAGTAATTCCTGCAATGGTTCTTCATCATATACATAGATATATTCATATTCTGTAAAATCTTTTATGTACTTTATACAATCTTTATCTATTGCAACTTTCATACTTTAATTCTCCTGTAATATTTCATATCTCCAAATATAACCATAAGCTGTTTTTAATCTACCTTTAGCACACGCAATTATATTACTTCTATTATAATTTAGTTTTTTTTCTATTTCTGTGATTGAATTATATCGAGTTATAAATTTATTTTGTTTATCTATTTGTATAATTGCTTTTTGCTTTTTAGCATTAGCTCTTTCTGTTCTAGTACCATAATTTATATTATAACTTTGAGTACACCATTCTAAATTGTCAATCCTATTATTATTCTTGTTTTCATCTTTATGATTAACATATAGGTAATTATTAGGATTAGGAATAAATGCCTCTGCTACTAATCTGTGTACTTTTATTCTTTTTCTTTTACCATTTTTAGTATATAAACACACTCTTTTATATCCTAAATTATTATCTTGTTTTAATATTTCTACTGTATTATGATGTCTATATTTCATACTTTTTACTCTGCCAAAATTAGAGACCATATATCTTCCTTCATAATCTTTTACATCTTTCCAAACTTCTTTCATATTAACCAACTTTCTACCAACTTATAAAAATAACATAGAGAAGGCAAGTTGGTGTGCTTTTCAATAAGGTAGCTACTCCTTATCTATCTCTATGTTGTTATTATATCATATTTATTTTTTTATAGCAATTCTTGAATATCCGAGTAACTGACATCCTTTGTTTTTTAGGCTTTAAACCACTAATTTTACACAATTCATTATATTTTTGCGATATTTGTCTAATTTTCCTTTCACTTTCTTGTGCTAATTCAATGTCGCCAGAATATTTTGCCAATATTTGTATATCTTTATTTTTTCTTGCTTGTAATTCTAATTTCCTTTGTAGCTGCTCTCCCTCATAATTAGTATAGTGTTTGCCTTCAAATTCAAAACCATTCTCATTATCTTCTTTTATTTTATCTAACTGCTCATCTGTATATTCTGGTTTATTTACTCCTAATACTATACTAAATATTTTATGATAACAATTTAATTCTCCAATATGTCTTTTATCTGCTCCGTCATATATATTTCCTTTTACATCTTTTGCTATATCTCCATTTTCTAGTTTTTCGTATTCTTCATTGCTAAACTGTCTACCTTGTATATCTTCGTGGTCTGGTGCTGGATTACTATGCACACTTATTTCTATTCCATCTGCATCATATTCTTGCCCAAATCTTATAGAAGTTTCATTATTTAATTGTCTTATTCCATCTAATATATTTTGTCTTACACTACTATCTAATCTTCTTTTGTATCCACTTCTATATTCTACTAATCCATTACCACCTAATTCTTTTAATGTATTTCTCATAGAACTATAAAAATCTTCTTTACCTTGTATTACACTTAATATTGCTTTGTCTATTGTATCATAATATGCTTGTTGCAACTGCTTAAATTGTCCATCTACAACTAATCCTACCATACTTGTATTTGCTATATTCATATATGTCCCAGCTGTTATACTTGCTATGCTTCTTACTTGGTTTTGTAAACCTATATCTTTACTATATGGAATATAATCTATTCCTCTATATTTATAAAATTCTTTTGCAAATTGTTTATTGTTTTTAGCTACTTCATCAAATATCTTATATATGTCTTGTACATTCTTACCACTTACTTTTGCTAATTCTTTTGCTATTTCTTCATAACTACCACCATATTTCAATATTTGACTTACTTGATATGCCTGTGATGGACTTAATGTACTTATTTGTTTTATCGCTTCGCCTATCTTTTTTAATATACTACTATTTGCTTCTTCTATTCTATTTACAAGTCTTTCTGCTAATCTTTCTTCTACTTCTTGACTTAACATAGGATTTTACCTCCTATTCTTCATTGTTGCCTATTAGTTCTTCTACACTTGGTTCATTTGCTTTTATTTCTGCTATCTTTTCTTCTGCAACTTCTTTTGTTTCTCCAAATATTCTCATACGATATTCAACTGCTGATATTAATCCTGCGTTGTATTCTCTTAATGCTCTTACACTTTCTGCTTCTTTATCTTCTATAATACTATCATCAAATTGTATTACCATATCTTCTGTATCTAAATTATATATTCCAAATACTGTTGATACATAACAAATTGCTCTTACTAAATCATATATTGCACTTTCATATCCTATTTGTAATTTCTTCATTCTTCTTGCCATTTTACTATTACTTGATATTACAGCTGTTGCTGTACTTAAATTTGTTCCATCAAAATGGTAATGATTTTCTCCAAATCCTACCTTATTTCCTAATATATTTAGAGATGTATTTATAGCATTAATTTGGTCTGCTACTCTTAAATTATCATGGTCTTGCTGTATTAAATCATCTTTGTTTGCTCCTTTAGGTAACATATAAATATCTGTATCGTTAGGGTCAAATGTTAACTTTTGTTCCCCATTGTCATAATTAAACATTTCAGCTCTTGCAAATGTTCTTCTTCTACCATCTTTTACTTCATTCTTAAATGCATCAAAATCTATATCAACTGTTTTCATTACATCTATTGCATTTGCATAATGTGGTATTCCAAATGGAGAATTGTCAAATAGGTTATTCGTTAATAATGGCTTAAATACTGAAAACCATTTTATATTTGACTTTGTATCAAACTGATTTTCTGTACCTTCTTGTGTTGTTATTTCTGATAAATTTCCGTTTGTTTCTCTAAATAAATGATTTATTATTATATAATTACCTTGCTCATTTAATTTATGTACTGAACAAACAACATATTTTTGTCCATTTATATATTCAACACTTCCAAATGCACATTCTGTTATCTCTGTATTATTCCAACTTAATGGATAAATCCAATCTATATCAACTATATTTACTCTTGTCTTTGCATTACTTACATCTAATATCATTCCATCTTCATTTTTAATGATATCATAAGCACTTACTACTGTTGCTGATGTTCCTAAAGCTCCTGATTTTTCAATAGATTGTGTTATTAATGTGTATAAGTCTAAATTATCTACTAATTTATCAAATTGTTCTTGTGTATTCTCATCTTTTAATGATACTTTGCATTTTTCACTCCATAATATATCTGCCCAATCTTCACTTATCTCTTTTGCCATATTTAAAGTAAATCTTTTCTTATTTACTTTTCTTTGTCCATTATATATAAAATAATTGTGGAAACTTTTTACATTTCCTTTGTACCAACTCTGCCATTGGCTTATATATGTCTTTATTATATCCTTTACATCTGGATTATATCCATATTGTTTCTGTAAAAAATCTTCTAATTTCATATAATACCTCCCTTTTACATAAAACTTTTTTAAAAAGTGTTTCTTCGGTATTTTTTAATACTCTTTATTTATTGTCATCATTAGTTAAGAATATTTCCATATATATCCCCCACAAGTTTTGTATCCTTTTTTATATTTACAACAAGCTACAACAGCATTACTTTGAACATTATTTTTTATAGATGCTTCTTTAATACTATTATAAATACTTATTAAATTTCCATCTTTATCGTATTTAGCAACTCTTTTTTCTTTTTTCTTTGCTAATTTTTCTTTTATATTTCCATAATTCATATTATATTTATGATTGCACCATTCTAAATTGTTTATATTATTATTTTCTTTGTTCTCATCTTTATGGTTTACTTCCTTATAATTGTTTTTATTTTCTAAAAATGCAGATGCAACTAATTTATGTATGAATTTGGATTTCGTTTTTCCATTTTTACTAAATATAACTTGTAAATATCCAGAAGAACTTTTACTTGGTTTTAAAATTTTATCTCTATAAATGTATTTACTGCCTGTCCAAAATCTTTTACTTTTAACATTTCCTATATTGCTAACTTGATATATATCTTCATAACCTTCTACATCTTTCCATACTTCTTGCATATCACATCTCCTTTATATTTGATAAAAATTTGTCGTAAAATGCAAACATTGAATACTCACTTGCGTCTAAATCATCTATTGGTGTTGTTCCATCATCAAGTCTTGTATCTTCATGTTTATCATCCCATACTGCTAACTTATATGCTTCTATTAAATACTTACAATGCTTTAATATAAATCTTCTATGCTGTGCAAATAACATTTGGTCTAGGAATATTCTATCATTTATTTTCCCTTTTATGCAATCCTCTATCTTCAATGGTATATTATTTTGTTGTAAATATCTATTCATTCCATAAGTTAATACTTGTCCTAATGCTCCATAATCTGCAAAACAATGTGTAACTTTACCATACTTTGCAACTACTCTTTTATAGAACTCTATAAAATTTTTATACATATCTTCTGGTGTATGTAATCCTGACATTTTTAATTCATCTATTGTCCATGCTTCTTTAAAATATTGTGTTATTCCTGTTGCTTTAAACTCTGTTTCTCCTTCTGTTGCTCCATAGTCTATTCCTATTGATATTATCATAAACCTTATGGGATTTCCGTATTCATCAACCGCTTCATCTTTTATAAACATTTCTGGATTATTTGCAAATTGTTTGTATATAATTCCTTCTGCAAGTACCCATAAACCTAATATAAATCTTTGATAATATACTTCTCCCATACTTTGATATTCTTTTTTTAAATTATCAAAATATTCTTGATTTTCTTTTTTAAGTATTTCATTATCATCAAAATTAAAATGCCATATCTTCTTATCTATTTCTTCATTGTCTATTATATCTAGTTTTACCCAATGCGTTGGTGTATCAGGGTTAGTTGTTGCATATAGTTTAGCACCTTTAATGCTTAACCTTGATAATAGCATTCTATAAAAATCTTCTGGTATTTGTGTTAACTCATCAACATAAGCTCCTGCAAGTGTCATACCTCTTATCTTGCTTTCTGCTCTATCATCATTTGCACCCTCTAGCCATATTTTTCTACCAAATAATGTACCACTCTTTTGACTAATACTATATTTAAAATTATCTCCAACTAAATCTTCTAATAATCCTAAACAATTTCTTTTAAGTGCCGTTATAGTCTTTCCTGTCATTAAGAACTCGCTATTTTCTGGCATACTTCCAACAAATACTGCCCATTTTAATAATGACACATAAGTCTTACCACTTCTAACACTTCCTGTTAATAAGTTTATTCTTCTATCATCATATAGCATAAAATCTATTTGCTTTGGATTTAACATTTCATTTAATGTTTTACTCATTCTTTAATTCCTTATCATAACTTATTTCTTGTCCCCAATATATAGTACCATCATCCTTTTGTCCAAAAAACATTGTACTAGTTTTATTTTTATCTTTTATAATTGACCTTATTTCATTTGGTTCTTGTTCAACTTTACTTTCCATATTTATTTCTCCTTTGGCACCTGTTTAAGGACTTGAACCTCAACTAATAGTTTTGGAGACTATTGTGCTACCATTACACTAAACAGATATATATAATAATGCAGGTGAGGATTTGCACCTCACATGAGAGAGACTCTTAATCTACAACGGGACAATCCCTAGAAAGGGAGATAGTTTCCCTGGTTCAAACTATCAAAACTCAACCGACATTTCTGTCATAAAGCGTCTACCTATTCCGCCACTGCATTATTTTATTTATTTTCCTTTGCTTTATTTAATGCTCCTATTAAATCTCCTAATATTCCATTTTTCATATCGTGTTCTACTTCAACATTATCTTTTTGATTTAAGTATTGTTTTCCTAACCATATTGCCATTGTTGGATTTTTTTCTGCTTGTTGTAATTGGTATCTTCTTAATGCTATTTTGCCACCTTCTTTTTTTTGCTCATAAATAGTGACAAAGTCTGTCCCATAAGTTTCCTCACACCATCTTAATAAAGTTCTATCATTTATTTCAAACCAACTTGCTATCTCTGTTTTAGTACATTGCATTTTACACAATTGTTCAAATTGATGCTTATCTATTTTAATTTGAGCTTGTTTTATTTGTCCCTTTGCCACTATATCACTTCCTTTAGTTTAATTTTATAGCTTTTTCTCCTGTAAAGTTTTCCCATCTTTGTATTATTAAATCTATATAGCTTGGCTCATACTCAATCATATAACAATTTCTATTAGTTTGTTCACAAGCCATTAAAGTTGAGCCACTACCACCAAATCCATCAAAAATATTATCATTTTCATTAGTAAAATCTTTTAATATTTCAATTTGCATTCTAACTGGTTTTTGTGTTGGATGAACTCTATCTTCGTGTTCTCCTTCTCTAATCATACCATTCCATAATTGATGATATATTCTTACAGGTGTTTTAAAACTGCACCAAGCCATCTCCCCATCAGCAAAATTATTACTATTCATATCTACTCTTTTATCCCATATTAACCAACTTGGACTAAATGGTAAAAAATCAGTAAAATAGTTACCACCCCATAAAATAAAATTATCTATGCCTATATTAACACAATTATTATAAAATTTTTTAGCAGTATCAGTTGTATCATCTCCTTTGACTTGTAAATACTCTTTATTCTTAGCGAGGTTTCCTGCACCAACTTTATGCGTTTTATCATTTACTATTGAAATACCATAAGGTGCATCAGTATAAACCATATCTATTTTATTTCCATTTAATAACTTATTAATATTTTCAACATTTGTGCTATCTCCACACATTAATCTATGATTTCCTAATTGATATATATCTCCTAATTTTGCTTTTGGCTCTTCTGGAACTTCTGGAACTTCATCTTCTATTATTTCTTTTTCATCTTCAAAATCTAAATCAAAACCAAAATCTGACATATCTATATTTAATATGTCATCTAACTCTGTATCTAATAAATCAATATCCCATTCTGCTATTTCAGCAACTTTATTATCTGCTAAACGAAATGCTCGAATTTGTTCATCTGTTAAATCATCAGCCACTACACAAGGTACTTCTTCTAATCCTAATTCCATACTTGCCTTATATCTTGTATGCCCTGCAACTATTACATTATTTTTATCAATTACTATTGGTACTTTAAAACCGAATTCTTTTATACTTTTTGCAACATACTCTACTGCATCATCATTAAATCTTGGATTATTTTCATAAGGTTTTAAATCATCTAATTTTTTATTTACTATTTCCATTATTTTTCCCCCTTCTTTTACTTATTAATATTGCCTTCGCTTGTTTTATCGCTTTACTTCTTTGTTTATACACTTTCCCTGTTTTTCCATAACGGTATCCACCCTTGACTTTTCTTATCGGCATAATTTTCCCCTTTTTCTTGTCTTTCTTTCCATTCTTTATATTCTCTCTCTTTTCTATACTCACTCATTATTTGACCTGCTATTTTACTTCTTCTTTCTCTCATTTGTTTTTCTCCTTTATTATTGTTTTATACTATCTTCTAATACAAACTCTAAATATTCTTTTTCAAACTGCAAATCATTTATTCTTATTTGTATATTTTCTATATATTTTGCTTTACTAATATTTTCTATTAACAACTTAATACATAAAAAAGGCATAATTATAATGCATAAAATAAAAACAACTATCATCATTTCAACTAATTTTGTTTCATAATTCATTATATTATACCTCCATCTTAGATATTTCTATTATTATTTCTGGGTCTTTATCTTTTCTATATATTATTCTACTTCCATCCCATCCTGCTATTATATTATAATTATCATCTTCTAATATTTCATATTTAACTAATATATCTGCTATCGCATTTTCTAAATTTGTCAAATCTCTTTTTCTTTTATCATTCACAAAAAATAAACACTTTAAATTAATGGGATAAGTAATTATATTATTTTTATATCTTTTTAAAAATAAACCACATTCTCGTTCGAAATTCTTATATAATTTACTTTGTATTATCATAGGCTTATGTGTATATTTATTATACACTATTTGTTGACTATTTTTTTTACTTCTTGCTTGTAATGGCAAATTGATTATAATTATATCCTTTTCCATTTTTATACTTTCCTTTTATTTCTTTATAATATTTACATTCATATTTACCTACCCAGTCTTTTTCAGCTAATCCTACACATCCGAGTACATAATCCTAAATTAACTAACTCACAATAATATTTTCTATCCATTTTCCATCTCCGTACATATAATATCATATACTTAATTTTTATGCAATACTTTTTACACATAAAAAAAGAACATTAAATTATGTTCTTTTACTTAACTATTAATTTTACTCCATCCAATTTATCCTTTTTAATCTCATCATATTCTTCTTTAGATATTTCCATTTCTTTAGGATATTCTTTTTTTAATATTGTAATTGTTTTTATTCTTTTTCTTAACTTATTTTCTATTTTCATTATTTATCTTTCTCCCATTTATTTTTATTTAATATTTCTATGTTCTTATCATAGTTATCTAAAAACTTAATTGTATTCCATAAAATGTCCATTGCATTTAACTTGTCTATTGTATTCATATCCCTATCTTGTATAAATGTCATTTCACTTGACAATGCTTTTTGTATGCTTTCTATTATGTCTTGTTTTTGTTTTTCCATTATTTATTCCTCCAATAGTTCTTGTAATTCTAATATCTTTGAAACCACTATATCGTATGCTGTATATATTTTTATATCTTTTATATGTTGTCTTTTTATTATCTCTAATTCCCTTTCTAAACTTTTTATCGTTGTTTTTATTTTATCTTTACTAATAAATTGTTTATCAAAATCATTATCGCCTTTATTTTGTTCTGGGTAAGTTCCTTTTGTTAACATTGCTACTGATATTTTAAGTTTTTCTTCTAATTCTTTATTCTTTTCTTTTTCTTTTTCTATTTCTTCTTTTTGTTCATAATATCTTTTATAAATTTCATCAAAATCTGGATACAATAAATTAGGTTGTTCTTTTCTTCTTTCTTTCAAATATCTTTTTCTATACTTTCTTGCATTTGCTTCATCAAACAACATTTTATATTCTTCTATTTCTTCTTGTTGTTTTTTAATAAGGTTTAAGACTGTATCTATTGCATTTCTTACTTCATTATCATATTTATAATTATCTAAATATTCTATTGCTTTTTCTTCATCAGCACTCATAATTATTCCTCCTTACTGTTTAAATAATCTATAATTTCATTTATTTTAATTGCTAACAATCTCTCGCCCTCATTCAAATTTCTACATAAAATTTCATTAATTGGTATTGTTATATCTTTATCTATTTTTTCTATCATCTTATTCACCTAACTTTCTTCCACACATTGGACAATAATTTATGTTTTCCCCATATTCTCCTTGTGTTGTAATTATTTTTAGCTTATTTTGTGAATTTATATATACTGCTAGTTTTCCATCTATCGTTATAATATTTTTTCCTTTACAATATTCACACATCTTATTCTCTCCTATTCTTTTATCTTTTCTACTAATCCTGCTTGTATTAAATCATATAATTTGTCTAAATGTTTATCCTGGTCTATCTGAAAACTACTCATATTACCAAAATATATTATTTTATCTTCTTCACAACATAATCCAATATCATCTTGATAAATAAAATCTTCTTCATCTTTATCAAATCCTATTTTCTTTAAATCTACATCATCTTTTATTTTTAACATATCTATTCTCCTATCTTTCTCTTACTGACAGCAAATGCTCAATGGCTGTTTTTATTTCTTGTCCTGCTTCAACTTTTCCTTCTTTTTCTATTTTATTTATAAATTCTTTTAATATTTCTACATAAGGTTTTACTTCTGTATCAGCTTCTAATATATTACCTAAATGTTTATACACATATCTAACTCTTCTTCTAGGTATATAATTTTTTAATTGTTCTTTTAAATCGTGATTTTCTGCTCTTAATTTTTTTAATTCTTCTTCCATCTTATTCTCTCCTATTCTATCTTCTTTTTTTATTCTTATCTAATACTTTTTTTATAATATAAGCTATTATTTCTAATGGGCTTAATATTATATCTATAGGTATAGTTAATAAACTAATAGATACTGCTCCAAAAATATCAATTATATCTATATCTTCATACATAGAATAATAATTTTTTATTACAAATTCTTTCCAAACTTCTTTAGTCAACATATATCTTAATTCCTTTCTTCTAATAGTTCTAACAATTCTCTTAAATCTTCGTTGTATAAATTTAATGATATAGGTAATTCTGTTATTGTATCTTCTTCATTTCCACATATTGTTGGATTATCATCTATATACATTTCATTTCTTATATATTCATTTGCTTTTCTTAATTGTTCTTCTATTTTCTTATTCTTTTCTTTTTCTTTATTTAATTCTTTT